CACAGCAGAGCGTCGACCGAGACATGTTGGTCAAACCTGGATGCGTCAAGCCCAACGGCGACGGGGTCCTTGAACATGTTCCACTTTTCCCACATCAACCTCCCACTCGTGATCGCGTTGAAACCTTTAAAGACAGTGGTGTGGCCGAACAACCGGCCCAAAGAAACGAAGATTTTCTCCTCAACCCGGCGCAAAAAGCGGCCGAGCTCTATGTTGAACTTAGGGGACCTGGGACTGATCACCCTAGGAACTGGATCCGTCTTGCGCGTGAAGTCAGTCTTCTCGTACTTGACGAACACCTTGACGTGGGAATCTGCCTGATGTAACCCCTCCAGCAAGAGGTCATCATGCGCTCTGTCGTACAGCTTCCTTTTGCGGCCCCGGAATGTCTCACAAAACGCAAGACGGCTCAACGGGGCGGCTCGAGGGAGGTGTTTGACTAGCAGCTCACGCGTCGCCGCTAACGCTCGCGTGAAGTACCCAACGGCAGGCACCGGGGGAGGAACAAACTGGCCTTGATCCTTGACAAAGAAGACCCTTTCCTTCACGGCCCGCTCCAACGTGTCCACATCATTATTGAAACCCGTGATGGCCATTGGCGGAGAAATACCAGAGACACGCACCATACGACGGGTTTTCAGCTCTCCCCACCGCCTACGTACGCGCAACATGGGATGGTTGGGGGCCCGACTCCTAGCACAACCAATCCCGCGTACAACGACGGGGCACCGCTAAGCTGTGCCAACCTGGGCCCCCAAGGGTCCAAGAGGCTCCAGCCCAAGGAACGGAGCCACGACAGTGCGACCGTATGGCAACAAATCCCAGAAGCCCCTGCTAACAGGGACACTCTGGCCTCGCATCCTATACGTCTGAGTACCGTCGATAAGGTTCCGCTCCTGCAGTTCCCGGGTCGGCATAAAGCTGTCATAGAGGGCCATGTCAATGACACGAGCACTATCCGCAGCACGCAAATCCGGGAAAGCCGACAACTGATCCAACATCCACTTCCGAGTAATAAGCAAATTGGGTGGTGTCCTAGGACGGTACCCAAACTTGTTATACGCCTCGTCCGCCAGTCCTAGAGCCATAACCTTGATGTTAGATGGCCTAAAACGCGGACGAGGACCCTGGGC